CCTATGGTTATTGTTGGGTTAGCGTTGGGTTTCATTTGGGTTATCGTTGGGTTTCGTTTGGGTTATTTACAGACGCATTCCGGCTGGCTTTTTTGCAGGCTTTGGAGCGTCATTTTTAGGCCTTCCTCCTTTCTTCCCATTTTTGTAATTCGAGAATAAACGCTTGTTTTGGTCTTGCCATTGGTGCAACACAAGTGCATCTCCTTCGCGCCTTGCGTAGCCGCTTTCTATGAGTGCGTTTTCGAGCTGATCTGGGTCGCCTGTCCAATCTGCTATAGCCGCGACGATATCCGCTGGCTTTTCTATCCGCTCGCACTTGCGGAACTGGCATTGCGACCAGAGCTTGAGAAGGCTGAATACCCCAGCGTGACCGGCTAGGCGTAGCAGGATCTTCGTCTTGTAGTGGTCGCAGAAGTCGGGTGAGAGGATCATGTTTTCTTTCTTTCGAGATATCTTTGCAAAGTCTCCTCAGCTTCTTGTTCTATCCACCTCGTTGCTTGCGTAACTACCTCAAGCCACTTGCCGTCGATCTGGATTTCCCAGTCCCAACGGTAGCAGTCGTCTTGGTGGTTAGGCCAACACCGGAGCGGATAGCCGCGCCATTGCATTTTATCATTCATCTTGACCGGAGAGGAATTGGCGGAGTCGTCGGTTGTCTTTTCGCAGTTCATCGTTTTCGTTATCTAAATATTCGATACGTTTGTTTAATAACTCTACGAGTAATTCAAGATCAGCCATATTTCCTTTAACTAGTCTTGCGAGATTTAACATCTTTGTTATGCCTTCGAACATAGTCTTCTATTCTTTCTAAGTGGGTTTCAGCGAGTACTCTCCCCTCCGGTGAGTCGTCGTATGTATGTTGGTATACCGGCAGCGGATCGCCCCTTTCGAGACGTAGGCCAATAGGACATTCATTCATACAAATAACCAGCCGGAGAGAGAGAGTTCCATTCATCTATTAAAACGGAATGTCGTCAGTTTCGTCTTGGGGTTGAGCAACGAATCCGTTGCTTTTAGCGACAATATGCTTGTCAGTCTTGGCCGCTGGCTTGCGCCTGTTGCCAAGCCACTTGGCTTTTTCGTCACCGAATAACCACCGCTCAACGCAGTTGAATTGATGATCTGGGTTTGTCTGTCCTGGCTCAACTCCTATGAGACAAACTCCCTTTTCTCCGATCAAGTCTTCGGCTTCGACCGTTACGTCTTCGCCTGGGATGACTGCCCGTCCGATGCTGGATAGCACTTGATCCACTTTCCACGCCGCCTTTGGCGTAAAGGTTAAGTGCTCCCACATCTTCGGCCCCTCGATGCCGCCTTCAAGGATGACGGCGACGTCGAGTTTGATGGTAGGGTTTCCGGCTTGGCTTGTCTTCTCGACAGCCTTGATGATTTCCACTTCGTATGTCCCCGGCTCGACGTAGTAGACGGCCGCTTGTTTTGGTTCGCTTGCTTTGTATGTTGGCATATTTTGTTTTCTATTTTATTTTTGTTTGGCGGAGTTGTGTTGTCGGCGCTCCGGCCTTGATCGCCGTTGTATCTGGCTCTACGCCGTTATTGGCGCAAAACTCAGTATAACTCTTTTCTGACATCTTACCGCCCATTGCGAGTATTAGTGTCTCTTTGCTGATACCTTCGGAGGCTTTAATGATAGCTTCAGCTTCCACAAACTTTCGACCGCTGACGCTCGTCAACTTCCAGCCGGCCACCTCGTCACCGCTTTCGAGACGGGTCTTGAGATGACCAAGTAGCGGCTCGGCGATCTCTTTCTCCGCCAGTTTCCATTCGCGAATGAAAGACCCTAGCGACTCTGGAGTTGCAAGGATGCGATCTTTGATGGCCTCGATGCTGTTGCCGGTTGCTTCGGGAATGAGAGCGATGGCGCTCTCAGCCTGCCGCACGATGGCATGGCAGTTGTTAAAATGCTTACACCATGAACAATACTCCGAAGGCGTCGGCTTCGCCTCCGCGCTTGTTGCGCGGTCTATTGTGCGCTGCGTGATCTGCTTCGCCTCTTCATATGAAAAGTCGTAGCTACGGATCATGCTTTGATCGACATATATGACATGGGCAGTCCATGACGTGTCGAAATTATCTTCCATACACGCCAATGCGTAGGCCGCGAGTTGCTCGCGATAGTTCCGCACTTGGCCTGTCTTGATATCCGCGACCCATTTCTGTTCCTTACAGACCGCATCCGCTGTGCCGAGTTTGGATAGTCCAGGAACTGCCATCGCCAAGTATTCTTCGCGGGTTTCAATAAACGAATGCCGCGCAAGTCGCTTGAGTTGCTTAACTCCGAAGTCGATGGGACTAAAGTCAAACCCGACGACATCTGACATAGGTTCAAGCTCGTCCCCTGCTATTATGTTTCGGATCGCAAGATCGACAGCGGTTCCGCGCTCCGCTGCCGCACTCGTTCCGTTTGCGCCCTCAAAGAGAGCGCACTCGGCGAGTTTGGGCAGCGTGCTAGGTGATATTTCTTTACTCATTTTATTTTAAATATTTAAGGTATAAGTGCCGTTACAAATAATAGGTAGTATTTGTCACGAGTTTGCCTTCCTCCATTCGACCGCAGTATTGACGAATTGATCGACCCGAAGCGCAACGCGGTGCAGGTATTCCGGCGCGCAGTCACGCCAAGTCTGCTCAGATGTTAGGACGCCGCGACCAATTAGGAACTGGTTAACAGCGCCTTCATGTTCTGCGAGTCGTGCTTGCCATCCGACCATTTCGTTGGCGTCAACAATATGATCGGGCTGTTTAGTTGCAACGGCTTCGAACAGATGCGCGACCGATGCCCATTCTAGCGGGAGTTCTTCCGCAAGGCCGCTGCGGGTCTTAGCATCGTATGCTGCCGAATGGGTTGTAAGGATGATGCGCTCCTTGCCCCCTATGCCCTTTCCTTTGCCGCTGTCCGTCGTTGATACTTTGGTTTTGAAACGCAAGAACCAAAGCTCGTCTGCAAACTCCTTTAAGAGCGGAGCCGATTGTTTGCTGAGTTTCAGCTCGTAGCGGTCGTAGGCCGCGAGAGCGTCAGGCGCTTCAAAGCGCACGATCTTGCTGTGAGCGATAAGAACGACGTTCTTTCCGGCGTCGATGAGTTGGTCGATGCTGGATAACATTCGGCTCATGCGCTCTGCGACCATTACCCACCCTTTACCGAAGCCAAAGTCTTCGACGCTGGTCTTTTTGCTGGTGGTGAGCAGGTCTTCAACGCACAGGCGCTCTGCCCAGTCTGCCGAGTCGATAACGATGGTTTTATAGTCGGTAGCCTTAGCTTCTGTTAACGCATCCGTTAACTGTTTCCAAGTGCTGACCTCGCAGCGGTCAACGTCCAGGTGGCTAGTGCCGCCCTCGATGTCGAGAAATAGCGGCTTGGGGAACTTAGCCGCGAATGTTGATTTTCCTACGGACTCAACTCCGTAGATGACTACGCGCTGGGCGCGGGTTTGTTTTCCTTTTGTTATTTTCATATTGATTTGATTTTCTGAATTTCGTTGAACAGCCCGGCGAACTCAAAGATTTCTGCGAGTTTTGAATATCGCACTTGAAATGCTGTCAGTTCACTTTTTGCGTTTTCGATGACCTGCCTTGTGGCTTCCTTGTCATCCATGATATTTGAGACGAGCATGAAGCTCCCTCGCTTTGCTCCGTCGATTGTGCCGTCTTCCTCGACGTGTTTAATAGGCCAGAAGGCGCGAACCGTCAGCGTCTTTTGATCCGATGTTGTGATTTCCACTTTGATCCTACGAATAAGATCGTAGGCTTGCGCCTCCCTCCATTTGAGAGCGGCCTCGGTGTCGTCCCACTCAAAGTATTTGTGAAGGCTGCTGAGTGGGTTTGCTGCTTCCGTTAGGAGCGTTCGCGGGTTCAGTCCTGCGGGACGATTCGCGATTGCTTCCAACTGTTTTTTGATCTCATCATTTTTCGATTCGATCTCGTTTTCTTGTTTTATCAGTTTCATTTTCTATTTTTGTTTGTTGTTTGCGATCCACTTATACCCCGCTCTATCGCTGCGGTTTGTGCCTTGCCTGCCATTCCACGCCAGTCCGAGCCGCGCTTTGCCACGCCGCACCGCGCCGAGCCGTGCCTGCCTTGCCCTGCCGTACCTCGCCCTGCCCCGCCTAACCGAGCCTGCCATGCCAAGCCGCGCCACGCCGCGCCATGCCCCGCCTTGCCTGCCGTGCCAAGCCAAGCCGAGCCCGGCCATGCCACGCCCGGCCATGCCTGCCGTGCCCGGCGTTGCCGAGCCAAGCCCTGCCAAGCCCTGCCTGCCAAGCCGTGCCCAGACGCGCCGTGCCGTGCCATGCCGCGCCGTGCCAAGCCTGCCACGCCTTGCCGAGCCTTGCCGAGCCCAGCCGATCTGTGCCTGCCTTGCCGTGCCAGTCCCTGCCCAGCCATGCCGTGCCACGCCTCGCCTCGCCTGCCATGCCTAGCCTGCGTAGGGTTGCAGTCGGATTCCACGGAATCCGCTGCGGGTTGTATTGTCGCCGTGGCGAAATTCATTCTAGTCGTTTGCTAAGGTGAATGTTCCCCAACCCATGCCTGCCGACATCTTGGAGTCTGGGCGACCTTCACCGATCCCGACTTGTTGCCCGACTCGTTGGAGTAGGTTAGCCACGTCCGTAGAAGTGAACTGATCGGAATCGTAGCTGATGTTTACGTCAGCAGACCAAGGCCAGAACTTTGCACGCACCCGGATGTCGCAGACGCCGGTTGCATTCCGAGCGTGCATGATATGTGGCTCAGAGGTTCCTTTGATTTTGATCAATGGGACAGCGTCAACCTTATCGAATCCATCGCCCTCGACGAAGATTGAGAGCTTGGCCAGCGTCATTTTGAACCCTACCAATCGGCAGGCGGAAATCAGTCCATTTCGGAATGCTCCGGCAGGAATGCCTTCCCAGCCCTCGCTGCTGACGTGCTTTGCCGCCACGAAGTCTGCATCAAAGTCTCGCGCTTCCTTGGCTTTTTTCTTGTTGGCTTGCGATCCGA